GCTACAACAACACCCAATGGTACCGCGTGTCCTTACCCGATTTATTATGGTGATAGTGGATCAATTGTTTCAGCAGACATAAATGGTGTACGTAAAATAATTGGATTGGGAAGTTTGATGGTTACATATCGTACACCTTCAGGTGATCCTCTTTATGGTGCTGGGGTAGTAAGAATTGATAACATTGTCGAAAGTCTTGATATTTCACCTTGGACAGGTCAAACAGATATTTCTTTTTCGAGCACTGCGAACACAGAAACGTATTATACAGAATCAAATTACAATAACAAAACCATACAATTATCTGGTAAAACTTTTTGGCAATGGGGACAAATTGTAACCACACCCACACCATCTGTCACTGTCACCCCAACTTTATCCTATAATTCAACACCATATCCAACAGTTACTCCGACAATCACACAAACAGTCACTCGTACCCCAGATCCCAATTGTTCACCATTTACGAATGTTATTTGTTATACTTATCGAATTGATTTTCTACCCCTTGGAATTTCAAATTCCTTTTATCCCACACTATCTATTTGGGTAACATACAAAGATTGTTTTGACCCAAATATTATTAAGTTGTTAGAAGTCCCATTAAATATTCCAAAATTTATATGTTCATCAGAAGTACCAATTGTGGTTAATAGTAAAGAAAATACAGCTACAGATGGATGTCCTGACATTGAGGACTTCACATCAATCACAAAACTTGAGGTTTGTGGTTCACATTGTCCACCACCTAATCCAACCCCATCCGCAACTCCTACAAATTATTTATTGTATAGTAATTTACTACCAGCACAAGGATCTACGACTTTTGAATTAGCATGTTCTAGACTCACCTCGGAAACTGCAATTTTATGGGGTTATAGTACAAAACCCTTGAGTGAGATGGGGTTAGCGGATGTGATTTATGATATAAACACAAATCTACCAAAACAAACATTTGGTCTTAGATTTAGAGCATTTAGTGCGACCCCAGATGTCTCGACTCAAAAATATGTTATTTATTGGCAGAATAGTGGTAGTTCGATAACATCTGTTGAACCTTGTATTTAATACTCAGTCTTTACCTATTCGATCATTTAATAATCAATATAATATCTTCTGATTAATATTTACCATAAATGGCTCTACCTAAAAAAGTAATACCAAATATTAATTTAGTCCCTCCAAAAATTTTACTTGAGAGGAGAGAACAATTATTACAGGATATTACAGAAGACGGAACATATCTTCCAAAGAATTTGGGTTATGCCGAAATGGATAGAGGATTTTTAGATTTTGTTAAAAATGAACTTAAAACAGTTGTTGAGGGAAAAGTAATTCCAACAATTGACATTCTTATAACAACACAAAACTGGGCACAATTTACTCAAACTTGGTCTTTTCAAGATTTGAACGGCAACACCGAACCACCCTTTATTACGGTGGTGAGAGTTCCTGAAGTAAAATATGGTACAAATCCTGCGACTCTTTATAATATCCCAAACCAAAAAGAATTTTTCTATGCAGCTGTACCTACTTGGAATGGTAATGTAAAGGGGCTTGACATTTATAAAATACCACAACCAGTACCTGTTGATATCTCGTTTAGTGTAAAAATTGTTTGTAATCGAATGAGAGAACTCAACGAGTTTAACAAAAATGTTCTTCAGACATTCGCATCACGTCAAGCGTACACTAAAGTTAATGGGCACTTTATCCCAATTGTAAACACAAACATAAGTGATGAATCTGTCACACAGGTTGATAAAAGAAGATTTTACATCCAAAATTATGATTTCACACTTTTGGGATTCCTATTAGATCAAGATAAGTTCGAGGTAGCACCTGCGGTCTCTAGAGTTCTTAATGTTTTTGAGACCAATATGAAACCCATAAATCGTAAAAGAAAAAGATTCCCTGTGAATGAAGGTGTCTTTGATCTTACGATTCAGGCGGTGAGAAATTCCCCTGTTATTAGGACAATCAGTGTTGATTATACGGGTACTTTTACAATTTTATCAACTCAGAATGTGAGTACCTATGATTTGTTTGTTAGGTTAAACACCAGTACAGAGTTTGACTATTATGGGACAAATGTTGTCAATTTTGAGGTGAATACTGGTGACCAGTTACGATTTGAAATTACTCAAGAAAATGCCGACCCAACTTCTACCATAACATATGGGGTATCTTTTTTAGGTTCACCACAAAATTTAACTTTCGATTTACCAACCCCGTCAATTACCCCAACAAACACAATAACCCCTTCTATTACACCAACGAGTAGTTTGACACCAACACCATCAATAACCCCAACAAAGTCAACAACACCAACGAATAGTTTGACACCAACACCTACTATCACTCCGACAAAAACTTCTAGTTTATGTCAATCTTTGGAATTAATTTGTAATAATTATGAAATAACCAATACAACGTCTTCAGCACAACCACTTTTATTAGTATATTCAGCATGTACAAATCAACCGACAGTATCATCAATTACTTTGAGTTCTGGACAAACCACTAACTTTTGTGCAGTAGCATACACAATAGCTTATTCTAGTGGTCATATAATTAATCAAACGGGAACTTGTGGAAAATTCTGTTCTTCATTTACAAACATTTTCCTACATATACCAAATTTGACTCCAACACCTACTCCAAGTCTATCGTAATCAGTCCTCACCATAGATATCTTTTTTCTTAGTACAGTTTTGATCTATAAGTTTTTCTAAGAACTTATAGATTTTTATTCCGTTGTCATCACAATATTTTTTCAATTTATTGTGGGAATCAATTGAAATTTTGATGTTTTTGGTTGATTTTTTCATTAAGGATAAAAAAAGATAATTTTTTCCTCCTAATATAAATAAGTTTTTATAAAAAAAAATACTTTATCGATTAAGATAATATTTATATCAATAAAACCTAAAAAAATAAAAAAATCATCATATGGCGACTACCAATAAAATATTTGTATCCCCTGGTGTTTACACATCGGAAAGGGATTTAAGTTTTGTAGCACAAAGTGTAGGTGTTACAACCCTAGGGTTGGTTGGCGAAACCTTAACAGGTCCCGCGTTCGAACCTATTTTCATAACTAATTACGACGAATTCGAAGCTTTTTTCGGAGGAACAATTCCCGAGAAATTTGTGAATACACAAATCCCTAAGTATGAATTAGCATATATTGCAAAGTCTTATTTACAACAATCCAATCAGTTGTTTGTAACTCGTGTTTTAGGTCTTTCAGGTTATGATGCGGGTCCAGGGTGGTCTTTATCAATTCAAGCGAACGTGGATGGTACAACAGTAGGTTTAACAAACGTTTCATCTACATACACGATTAACTTTGTTGCAACCACAGGTGGTACAGTGACCTTAACACCAGTTGGGACAACTTTAGTTGGAACTAACTTGAACAATCCTTTTACTTTATTAAATGGGAATTCTTCGTCATTTAATTCTCAATTAACAGCTCAAGTCTCAGCAATTGTAAATGCCAGTGGTACTACTAGTGGTTCTTCCATATACTACTTTGGTACAATTTCTGATGCTGCTTATAGTTCTTTGGGGGCTTACACCGCTCAAACAAATGTTTTTGGTTGTTCAGGTCTTACAAATTCACAAGCAGAATATACTTCACCTGATAACGATGCTTGGTATTATTCCAACTTTAATGAAAGTTCAAATGGGAATTATACTGGTTACTCCTTTATAAGTGTTGTTAGTAGTTTAATAGATTCTGGTTCTGGTATTTACAATGGTACTATTTCTGGTACTGTTTTCAACTTTTCGGGTGTTTCCTACTTAGATTATAATAATGTTGTAATCGCAACTTTACGTTCTAGGGGTATTTCTAATTATGGTTCTGGTGGAACAGGTCCGAGATATCAGGTTACAGGTCTCACAAGTGTGGCTTTAAATATGACTGGATCGTATTCCGCCGCAACTGAAAACCCATTCGCTAGATTTGCAATTTCAGGTGTAACTGATGGCGCGGCTTCCCCTGAAAATTTCCAATTTGTTGTTTCGTTATCACAGACAGACCAAAATTATTTACCAGCTGTTTTAGGTAGAACAAATTTCGGTAGAAGTAGAACCGAAGTTCCTATTTTTGTTGAAGAAGTTTATCCTACTTTACTTACGTATGGTTACAACAAAGGATTTATCAGAGGTATCAAAACCGATGTTATCGCAACACCTGGTTTGAGATACACACCAACAACAGGTTCTATCGCTAATTACTTGGAAAGATACAGAGCCGCTGAGTCTCCGTGGGTTGTTTCACAACTTCGTGGTAGTACAGTTGAGCGTTTGTTCAAAGTGTTAACAATCTCTGATGGTGACGCAGCAAATTCTCAAATCAAGATTTCTATTCAGAATATTTCTTTCAACAATTTAACATTTGATTTGGGTGTTCGTGATTTCTTTGACACAGATACAAATCCCGTTTACTTGGAAAAATTCACCAATTGTAATATGGATCCAGGATCTAATAACTATGTTGGTGTTAAGATCGGAACTTCGGATGGTGAATATGCATTAAATTCCAAATACATTATGTTGGAGTTAGATTCTGATGCACCTATTGATTCTCTTCCTTGTGGTTTTGAAGGTTATGTTATGAGAGAATATCCAAATGGTATACCACCATTCCCAATTTATAAAACCGCTTATAATTTTCCAGGTGAGGTAATTTATAACCCCCCATTTGGAACTACAACAGGTGCTTTATCTTCTCGTGGTATGTCGAATGCGGTTCAAAGTTCTGGCGACAGAGTGAGAACAACTTTCTTGGGTATCTCAACTCAAATTGGTTATGATGTTGATTTCTATCAATACAAAGGTGCTCAGTATCCTGTAAGTATTTGTGATTCTGAAGCCGCAGAACCTTGGGATTATATTACACAAGGTTTCCATATGGATTCTGGTGCAACGGTAGTCCAGATTGCAGTAGGTCCTACATCAGGAACACCTGCATTCCAATGTGGTGACGCTTCTTTCCAATCAGATCCAGAAACTTCCGAGAACCCCTATTACCAAATCCAAGCACGTAAGTTTACTTTCTTGGTTCAAAAAGGTTTCGATGGGTGGGATATCTACAGAGAATATCGTACAAACGGTGACTCATTTATCTTAGGAGGTGCTGGATATCAGAGAGGCGCTTGTTCATCAACAAGATACCCTAATGCAACTGGTTGGGGCGCGTTCAAACCAATTAGTGTTTCTAATTTCACTGATTATACAAATACCGACTACTACGCTTACTTGTTAGGTATTAGTACTTTCAATAATCCTGAATCTACTAATATCAACGTATTTGCAACTCCAGGTATTGATTATGTGAACAATTCAAATCTTGTTGAAGATGCAATTTCTATGGTTACATATCAGAGAGCTGATTCAATCTATATTGTAACTACACCTGATTGTAATGTTTTCTTACCTACAAGTAATGATAACTTCATCTATCCAACAGAGGTTGTTGACAATTTGGATAACACTGGTATTGATTCCAACTATACGGCGACTTATTACCCTTGGATCTTGGTAAGAGATACTGTGAATAACACACAGATTTACATTCCACCAACAAACGAAGTTTGTAGGAACTTAGCTCTAACGGATAATATTTCTTTCCCTTGGTTTGCAACCGCAGGTTATACTCGTGGATTGGTAAATGCTATCAAAGCACGTAAGAAACTTACACAAGAAGATAGAGATACTTTGTATCAAGGTCGTATCAATCCAATTGCTACGTTCTCTGATGTTGGTACTGTGATTTGGGGTAACAAAACTCTTCAGATTGCTGATACAGCCTTGAACAGAATTAATGTCAGAAGATTGTTACTACAAGCTAGAAAACTTATCTCTGCAGTAGCTGTTAGGTTGTTGTTTGAACAGAACGATGCCAAGGTACGTCAGGACTTCTTAGACAGCGTCAATCCTATTTTGGATGCCATTAGAAGGGACAGAGGACTTTATGACTTCAGAGTGACTGTAAGCAGCTCTCCTGAGGATTTAGATAGGAACACCCTAACAGGTAAAATCTACCTCAAACCTACTAAAGCTTTAGAATTTATTGACATTGAATTCTTGATAACACCAACTGGTGCTTCCTTTGAAAATATCTAATCTTAAATGGCTTTAAAAACAATCAAACGTACTATCATTTCGGAGGGTTTCGATGCATTCGGAACCCCCGATTTGAAGTATTATGCTTTTGATTGGGATGATAATATTCTTCAAATGCCCACTAAAATTATACTTGTAGATGAGGGGGGTAATGAAGTTGGTATGTCAACAGAGGATTTTGCAAAGTTTCGTTCAAAGATAGGTGTGGAAGATTTTGACTACGAGGGTAGTAAAATCGTTGGATATGCTGATGATCCTTTTCGTAATTTCAGAACTTCTGGTGATAGAAAATTTTTGTTGGATGCTATGGTTGCTAAACCAGGACCTGCTTGGTCTGATTTCATTGAAGCAATCAACAACGGATCAATTTTTTCAATTATAACTGCTAGAGGACATAACCCAAGAACAATCAGAGAAGCTATTTATAATATGATCATACAAAATCATAAGGGTATAAACAAAGATTTACTTATTAAGAACTTAAAGAAGTACAGAAAAATTACTAAAGAAGGACCAGTTAATTC